ACTTATCGGAAAACCCATCCTTGCGGTCAAGTTTTGACCAAAAAGCTTTACCAGAAATAATAGCAGCTTCTCTCTGTACAGACATAATACTTATTTCCTTTCGTGTTAAGTGAATATACTACTATACTACGCTACAAACGATATGTCAAGCCCATTCTTGAACTAAACATATCCCTTGATCTATATGGAACTCCAAGTTTACGAAGTTCCTCTGAAAGATCTTCATCAGCTTGCTTTCTAGATTCAATAGCAAGTCTCACTCCAGCAAGCCTCTTCTCACGATAAGCTTTCTTTGCTTCTGTAAGTTGAGTTGTCATATCTTCAATAGCAATTTGAAGATCTTCTTCATTCATATCTTTAAAGTCTTCCATTAGCACCTCCTTATAAAATAATTAATATTATGTAATATAAAGATTATATTTAAGTCCATGTTCTAGCATCGTCAAGATCTTCTATCTTTACGTTATAACAATCTGCTCTAACTGTAAAGTTATTACTGGGATCAATGTCTCCTTTCTTCCAGAAGGTAGCTTTCTTGAGATACTCTTCCCTATCCATAGAACCTAGATACCATCCCACGCTATAGTCTTTCATGACTCTGACAAAAGCATACATATCACACCTTTGTTTTGTAGTATATCTTACATTCCAACTTGAACTAGATATACTACAATCATAATGAGGACGAGGTTTTGTATAGGTTCTTTTAGTTTTAACATCCACCTTCTTCCCATCAGGGAGAATGATGTCATATGAATAAGTATTCTCCCATGTTCCTCCTAAGTACCACAATGCTATCTGTTCTCCTATGAATCCTGCTATGTTTCCATCCCCTTTTAATATAGAGTTTTTTAGTGGACCCATTTCTTTAGATTTGATATGAGCTTTCTCTATCATATCTGAAGATATTTTAATTTCTTTCATAGGTACTCTCTAATGAGTTTCTTGCCATGTACATCCTATCTTTGCATCTGCATTTAAAGGTATTTGCATATTAAAATAATCAGATACTCGTAACATGCATGAATCTGCTATGTCAACAAGTTCTTCTGCATCATCTCTGTGAACTTCATATTGTTGTTCATCATGAATCGTATTCACAAGATGTGCATTTAGTTTTCTCTTAGTTATTTCTTCATCAAGAAATATTGACCATTGTTTACAACAGATAGCTCCACCTCCTTGTAAGAGTGTATTCAAGGCAGCATATGGTCTACGGACTATGATTCTTCTTCCATCTATACCTCGTATGTAACCCCTCTCAGAGAGGTTCTGTACACTTTCAATAAGTGTATCAAGCTTAGGGAGACCAGCTAGAAACTTCTGTCTCAAATTTCTACCTTCTCTTGTTGATCCACCCACAATAGAACCTATCTTCTGATCACCAGCACCGTAGATGAAGGCATATATGAAAGTCTTTGCTGCTGTCCTTGTGGGGAGACCTGCTAGCTCTTGATTGTAGGTATGAGGATCACCCTCTAACACCTCATGGATGTATCTTTCATCTTTCATATAGTTAGCAAGCATCCTAAGCTCTAATCCCTTGGCATCCATACCTACCAGAACGTGCTGATCATCAGGTATGGTCCAACAAGCTCTACATTCCTTTCCATATGGCTTACTGTTAGCTACTATGTTTGCCATGTTAGGTTCTGCATGAATCATACGACCTGTCACAGCACCTGTTGTTAGAACTTTACCATGAACCCTATTGTTACAATCCACAGACTCAAGCCAGCTTTCGATGGTCTTAACTCTAGTCTTCATCATCTTCCACTCTGCTAATCTCTTAACCTCTTCTGGTGCAGAAGATGAGATAGTCTGTAGATTTTTCTCACTTATCTTGGGAGAACCTTTAGGAGTAAACTCAATAGGCTTCCACCCATATTGATCTAGTCTCTGAATGATTTGCTTTGGTGATGCAAGATTAAATTTCTTAAACTCAATTGCAGAAAAATTACCGCAGATATTAGTAACATCATAATTTTTAAGCCCCGCTTTGGATAGTGTGCCATCTTTCTTTATCTTTAAGATAACTTCTTTAACTAAAGAAGCTTTTAATGGAACCTTTCTTAATAGTTTCTCTTCTATATCTTCAGCTTTGTTTTGTATTTCCATCATCAGCTTATGAGCTTTTTCTACATTAAGATAGAAGCCATAGTCTTGTTGCTTGTTAATAATGTACCTTATCTTATGCTCTAAAGCTATTGATTTATCAGAGAAATCTCTCTTCTCTGTACCTATCAAATATTCATAAAGTCTATGAGTAATCTCAACATCATTGATACAATAGTCTAACATTTCTTTATTAAAAGAAGAGAAACTCTTTAACTCTATTTTATCTAATCCTAATCTTTTACCCCATGCTTTTAAAGAATGTTTACCTTCTCTATCTGGATTAAATAGAGAAGATAATATATATGTATCACATATTTTTGTAAAAGGTATGTTTGATTTCCAAAGTTTATTTAAAACTGGAACATCAAAAGATAAAATATTATGACCAACTATAGTATCATAGTTCTCTAGTAAAGTATTAAATGTATGGGCTCTAGTATGATAAGTTAATTGATCTGTATTTATATCTTTACATACACAAACATGTATTTTAGTTGCATCCAACCCATCAGTTTCTATATCCAGAAATAATATTTTCTGCATTTTCTTTCGATTCTTTTGCTGTCTTACCAGTCGATATGGTAGTCCACTTCCAAGGATTAATAAAGTAAGAATCTTTACTATTATTATACAATTTCCATTGTTGATCGTCCCATTTCTCTAAGAGGGATAAGTGAACTTTAATCCAAGATCTGTGGATTTTGTCTATCCCTTCTCTTGTATTTATTTCTGGTTTTATTTGTGTTTTTATATTCATCTTCTATCTTCTTTCTCTTTTGATATTTAATTTTTATATTATTATTCCACTTCCATTCTTTCTTACTTCTTCGATTTCTTTTCTCCATAACTTTCATTCCAATCCTTATCCTCACCAAAACCATCTGACCATACTATCTTTATTACAGATTGTTTAATGGTTCCTTCTAGAAGAGCAGAGTGATCCTTCATAAGTTTTTTCATAAGTTCAAATGTTCTACTATTATTCTCATTATTTTTAAATTTTAACCATAGCTCAGTATATTCTGTATGAGATAATATGAAATTAACAATACTAGGTTCAGTAGGTTTTGTCTTATCTTTTATTAAACCCTTTCCTGTTGTGAAAGACATTACTTCTCTTCCTTTCTCATGTCAAGTTTTAATTTCTTTCTATCATATCTTTTCTTAGAGGGTACTACTCTTTTTCTGAATAGTTTCCATTCTCTTATCCTAGCATAACGACTTTTACTGAAATGTTTTTCATTAGATTTCATTTCCATCACCATGTTATAAACAATACCTATCATGAGATACTACCTTATTAAAAGAAAAGTTCATAGGCTTTTATCAAACCTTTTCTGCTTTTCTTATCTCTCTCTATAGCTAATTTAATAGAATCATTTACTATTTGTTTATTATCAGATGATAAAGTATATATTATTTCTTTTAATATTTTATTCTCAGCTATGAGATCACTAAGTTTTTCCTCTATATTATCAATTTTTTTCATTATCGTGTATGTTGTATATCTTGATTTACAACAAAGAGATATTCCATGCTTGTATAGCCTCTCGTATCATCTCATCTACACACACAATATAATCCATATCACTAGAGTCAGGATATATCTCTCGTTCTTCTTCTTCAATATATGCAGCGATATAATTTATCTGTTTATCAGTAAGATTTATATCATCCATCTTAGTTCTCCTAGTGGTCATAAAATATAATAGATTTATCAGGCATAGTCCAGCACAAAGCACAATCACCACAACTCTTTGCTAAACCTAGTTGATGTGGACAACCTATACCATCAGTGGATACGTTCTCACTCTGAGCAGAGAAAGGATCATCTGGATAGTTACTAAACCTTATGGCGAATCTAGCTCTGTACGAGGCTCTGAGAGCTTCTATGGCCATACCTATAGGCTTAGTTGGATGGTGCCTAGTATATCCATAGATGTTCAATAGTTTTCTTATCTTCAGTTGATACTCCCAGAAGTTTACATACCTGATAGACTCAAAGTCTCCTAGAATATGGAGCCTTAGCTGATAGGGCTTACCCTTAGCATCTATCGCATCCAGATCACGTTCGATAGCAGGGTACAGAGCATCGTTCACTATGAATCTGTGAGCGAAGGGCATATTATTACCGTAACAATCAAGCCAATGTTCACAATCATCATCACAAGTAACACGTTCTTCCAAAGTAAGTATATATATCTTAGCTCCTTTAAGCTTACCTTTGTTGACTTTCTTTCCTAGCTTTATATCAGTAGGGGTTTTGATAACTTTATGTGAGTAAGAACCAGCATCATGTACATTCTTCTGGTACATTGATCTACTATTTACTATAGCTGCATGGTCAAGATTTAATGTTGTCATCTTATCATTCCTCTATTGAAATAATATTTTAACAAGACCCGTAGTTAGTACTAAACAAGCTACTGTATTAATCAAAGTTAAAGCTCTATCATTCCATCTGTACCCCACATATCCCCACATTGCTGTACCTACCGCACACAAAGCTACATCATAAGTATGATATAATCCTGCTGCTCTTAGTACAGTTGCAGTTATTAATAGATAGCTTGCTATCCATTTAATATACCAGCTTACATCTTTATAAGGTGTTACTTTATTCATTTTCTAATTCTTTAATTCTATTAGTTAGCCACCTAAGTACCATCTTATATTCTATATCATCCTTATCCTTTCGACACATCTTCATAGTTTCTATCTCTTGGTTTAACACAGAAATAATATTGAATGTAATACTATTCATCAATAATTCTTCCTCATATAAATCTCTAGAATATCTAGAGGCTATCTTTCTCCAAACATTCAGAAGGGTTAAGGGTATTTCTTCATTAAGCTGATTCGTTGTAGTTTTTAATAGATCACATAGTAAGTAATCCATTTTTAATTTTTCATCTTTATCCATTTAAATTTTCATTTCAGTCATTGTTTATCTCCATTAAATCACCAAGTATTACAGAATGGGGTATGTATTCTGCATGTTCTTTATCTACAACAGCAATCATACCCCAACCACAGTTAAATACATTTTCAAATTCAAAGATTGACATCTCTGACATTTCTAACAGATCGATCCACCAACTGTTGTTATTTCTCAGATCACTATGAACATTATTATTAAGTCGATAGGTTATACCTTTAGGTAATACTCTAGGAAGATTTCCATGAATACCACCACCTGTAATGTGGGCTACCGCTTTAATGTTTCCTAAATTAGGAAGTATAATATCACTATAAATTCTCGTTGGTGTTAGGAGAAAACTATCAAATTTTCTCATATTCTTTTTATATAATTTTCGTATCAGACTGAACCCATTACTATGGGGACCGGAGCTAGGTAGTCCTACTAGTACATCACCCGCTAATACATGTTTGGGATATTTATTTTTAACCACTCCCATGCAAAAACCTGCAAGGTCGAAGCGTTCTCCTTTATATACCCCCGGCATCTCTGCTGTTTCACCACCCACTAACTCACAACCTGCTTGTTCACATCCTTCTATGATACCTTTTAATATTTCTTTACTTTTTTCTATGTTAAGTTTACCAGTTGCATAATAATCGAGGAATACATAAGGCTTTGCCCCATGACATAGAACGTCATTCGCACACATAGCTACTAGGTCGATACCTATCGTGTCATATTTATTTAATTCTTCAGCTACTAATATTTTTGTACCAACTCCATCAGTTCCCAGAACTAACCACACGCTACCTAACTTAATCAGAGCACCGAACCCTTCTATTCCCAGATTAGATACTAATTCGTTAGCAGCACAAACATCAACACCAGCATCTTTATATACTTCAGACATTAAGATGCTCCCAACTTACGGGGAATAGGGGTTCAATGATACCGCTAATCATTTGTGCTACTTGTTGTGTTTCTCTCTGTGTATGACCGTCTAATCGTAGCTTACACAT